TTACCTTCTTTACGTTGCCAAGCAGCAACTTCATCAATCTGTTCAACTTCCTCATCCATTTTATAACCACGCTTTTTCAAGTCAGTAACAACATCTTCATGTGATTTACTGTGTTGTTCTTTCTTTTTTGTTTTTGTGTGTTCAACTTCATAGTTATATCCGCCTTCGCCGCCTTTGTGCCAGATATATGCCTTACCGTGTTCTGGGTGTCTTACAATACCAACGAGTTTAACTTCATCAATCTGTTCAACTTCCTCTTTAATATGCCCATACTTTTTCTTGTACCAGTCAGGCATACCATTTTTCTTTCTCCAGTATCTAACTGTTGCGGAATCATTTGCTTGATCACGATATTTGTTTTCTGCATCAGTATTATGATTTTTCATTGCTTCCGCTGCCTTATGTGCATCTTTAGCAATATATTCTAATTGTGCATCAGTTTTTTTGTGGTAATCATGACCCTCAAGAGGATGTCTCTGAGATGGTCTACCTTCAGATATATGTTGTTTTAGGGATTTCATCAGAAATTTCCTCTCTTTGTTTTAAATGTTTGTAAACTAATACCTTGTTTTTGCAGTTCATCGGTTTTTTGATCACCAATACTTGCACCCGTTTCATCACCTGTCAATTCAGTAACAGCCTTACCAGTTTTTCTGTCTATCTTTTCTTTATTATATCCTGCTAATGGCATACCGACTTCGGTACCAAAATCAATTTCGTTTATTTTTTCTTTGTTTTGGTAGTTTTCTGTTTTGATGATACTTTCTTTTTTACTGTTGGTGTTTCTACCGATTGTGGTTCTTGTATTACAGGTTGTTTCTTCTTGAATAAATTTTTCAGTATTGATAACATCTTCGTTCTCCGTTAGTTTAACATAATAACCATTAGGAACTTTCACTACTTCTCCTTTTTTTGTATGTGCTTCTTTTGCTGCTTCTTTTCTTAATATGAATTTTCTTGGTTTTCCAAAACGATCTAAAATATATTTACATTTTTCCATTTCTTCTTTAATTATACCTGTACCAAGAGTCAATAAATTAAAAGCAGAAAAATCAGTTAAAGATTTTTGTTCTTCAACTTTTTCTTCTTCATCCTCAGATTTGATTAAATGCAAAGTTTTTTTCAATTCTTCTGGTGTATCAGCTTGAATTGTAAATGTAACAGCTTCAGTTAAGAACATTTCTAATTCTGTATCAACATCTTCTTTTTTGATATCTTTTGGTAATTTTGAAGATTGTTTTGCTTTTTCAAATTTTTCTTTTTGTTTTGTACCATACTGCATTGAAGGTGTATATTTAATATCACTTGATTTTTCAGGCTGTTTATATTGACCAACTTTTACAAGTTTATCATGAACTGAATGATATGTAACTTTTCCATCTGTTCCATATCGTCCAAATCCATAATATTGTAAACCCATTTTCATCGCTTCTTCATATGCAGATGAATTAGTATTTACTGACAATTCAGATTGTTTTTGTGGTACAACCAAATTTTCCTTTTTGTTTAATTCGGTTGCAATCCAAGAAGTTGCTTTTTCATTTTTTACTGGTTTTTGTGTAAATTCTCTAATTTTTTTGAAGATTTGCATTTGTTCTTCTTGTTTTGCATCTTTAATTTCTGGTGAAGCAACCCTCAAATCATCAGAATTATCATATTCAATATAATTATTGCGAAATAATTTAGCATATTCTGGTCTACTTTCCTGAACACCATCCCATTTTGATTTTCTTATTTTTTCAGGTACAGTTCTACCACCACGTTGTCCACGATCAATATTTCTTTGTTTTGATACTTCATCAGAAGTTAAAACACAAACCATTGATGTTTCATATCCAAGTTCTTCTAGTCTTTTTTTAATTTTTGCTATTTTATTATGATCATCACCTGTTCCATTAATAATCAATCCATTACGACCATAAATTGCTAGACGTTCCTTTAGATCAGTTATATTCTTTGCTCGTCCACGAATTAAATTCCTTGCTTCTTCTTCAGAATCTGGCATTTTCATATCTAAATTATCTCGATCCATCATGTATTCTAATGCATTATCAGAATTTATTTCTGTTAATCCATGACCCGCTAATGTATTATTTAAAACATAATCTTTACCTGATCCAGGAGCACCAGCTAAGAATACTGCCTTAAAAATACCTTTATCATGTACACCTTCAGAAACTAGAAAATTAAATTTATTATTGATATCCCAATCTACGAATTCACGAATATTCATAGATAATCGTATTGCATTCATAAGCGATTTAGTTTCTTTATCAGAAAGTGTTGATGGAATACCTGTACGAAATGATTCAAAATCATTTTTGATAGCTGCTTCACGCATTTTGGTACCTGACATACCAGCTGCTCCATCAGCATCAGGATCACGTTCACCAGCAGAAACAACTTTAACAGAAGTGAAATTGAAGTCTTTACCATTGTATCTGTCAATTAATTTCTGATATTCTAAAATTCTATCTGAACCTGCAACCATAACAACATTTTTATATCCAGTTTTATCAAAGAATTTTAAAACTTCTATAAATGTACGTGTATTATCTTCAGCAGGTGAAAATTTAGCATTAGGAAACATTCTTCTAAGATAAAATACCTTTTGTTTTACTGATAAGGGATTTTTCTTAGAATCTTGTGTTTTAGATGCATATATTACATGATCAGCACGTAAAGATTTTGCTAAATCTATAACTTTTTTGATCAATAAACCATGACCAATAGTTGGCGGTTGAAATCTACCAAAAGCAAATACAATAGTTTTGTTTTGGGATGTTTCTGATAAAAAGTCTAAAAAGTTCATTTTTTTGCCTCTACAGCAATTCGATTATACTATTATACTCTATTTATAATATTTAATATATCATCCACTGTATTTGAGATCATATGATTTTCTATAACATATTGATATGCATTATTTATCTTAGATTTGTCATATTTGAAGTTTAATATGTGAGATTTTAGTTCATCTTGAGTATCATAAACGGTACCATAATCAGATAGTAATTTTGCTCCTGCAATGTTTCTGGATATCCATGGTGTCTTGTTAAACATAGATTCTAGGATAACTAATCCAAATCCCTCAGTAGAAGAATTCATAATATAACAATATGCATCTGCAATAGCATTTTTTACATCTTTTGGATCATCTACCATCAATGGAATAACCTTATCAGTCATATGAGGCATGATATTATGACGATTATCATATCCAGTAGTCACTAAAATAGCATCTTGAATATTCAATGAATTGAAAGTATTAGCCAATTCAATCATGTTCTTATTAGGCCAATATCCACCACACGATAAAAACATTTTCTTATCTAATGGTATATTATACTTTTGTTTGAAACTTCCTGTAATACCAGTACAATCCTTAGGAGAAATGCCATGACGAACCTGATATGATTTATTATCAACTTTCCATTTACGTACATGATCCCAATCTTCTGTAGCAGAACAACCTATGTATGCACAATCTCTAAGAGCACTTATACATATAGGACTTTCAGACGGTTTAATAATCAAATATAATATAGGACTGTTTATTTTATTAGCATTTTGTAGAACAAAATTCTGTACTCCAACATCACCACCATGAACAACAATCAAATCTCTATTTAATAAAGCAATTGTTTCGGATGTTACATGAACACCATTTAGATTACCTTTATGTTCTCCTGTTACAACAATAACATCATGACCACGTTTATTACATTCTTCTGCCATCTGTTGGACATAATATTCAGAACCACCAGGATATGGAGCATAACGATGAACTACAAAAGATATTTTCATGATTTCACACAAATAACTTTAAGTACAGCATGACGAGCAGGTTCAGGATTACGATAATCTGGAACACGTTTAACATCAGAAAAACCATTTTTTGTTAATTGTTTTTCAAGCATATCAAAATCAAAACCGTTTACATGACCCATGCCTGTCATTTTATATTCATTTTTATTGTGAAATCCACCAAACCAATATGACATTGCATTTTTCCATGGATCATTTGTAGGATTCAACCAATCAACATTTGCTTTTTCTTTCCAATCACCTTTTACTATTCTCTCTGCAATCCAACGAAAGTCAGGAACAACAACTTCAAAGATTGCATTACATTTTAATATTCTATGTATTTCAGTTAATACACGATCTACATCAAAAATAAAAATATGTTCTAAAACATCACCCATATATGCTTTATGAAATGTTTCATTATCAAAAGGATATGGTGTAACTAATAAATCATGAACACAATTTACACCTGACCATGGATGAAAATCCATACGAATATCTGCATCTGCTTTTGGCCATGGACCCGAACCAATATCTATAATCATTTTATGTCAATATCTCCCATTTTTTAGTGTAACAATTTTATTTTATAAAATACCAAGCATTATTCTCAACTATTTTGATCTTGTGTACATCATTTCCAAAATATTCTTTTATTGCACGTTGAATACTTGGTAAATTAATATCATGCCCAGCAAAAATACCACCAAACTTTACTTTATGCCAGTAGTTTTGTATATCTGATAAAGCGGCTACATAACTATGATCACCATCAATAAAAACAAAGTCTAATGATTCATTCTCTATTTTTGTTGAAACTGTTGTACTATCTTCAAAATGAAATTCAATTTTATCTGAATATGGTTTTAATCTTTCTAAACATCTCTTTTTAATTTCATCTTGACGTTCTCTTGTGAGGCGTGTTCCGTTCCAATCAACAAAAGTTGGATAAGGATCAGTTGCAATATATTTTTTGATGTTAGGAACATTCTTAAGAAGATATTCTGTTGTGAAACCATGACATATTCCAATTTCACAACATTGCAATTCACCTTGTAATTTTTGTAATTCAGTAAGCAATCCTCTACCAGATATCGTTTTTTCATCTGATCCATAATTTATTTGAATGTCTACCCATTCAATAGTTTCTAGATGATCATAGGGATCACCACAATAGTTTGAGGTTGTTTTATTTGTATCTGTATTAATAATAATTTCATTCATATTTTTCTTCTATTTTCTTTTTAAGATCGGGTATTCTATCATATTGGTGAACTATTACAAATGGTTCACCTGAATCAGTTGTAACTATACCTTTTTCCAAATCAAATTTGGGACATGGTGCTGTTGTTTTACCAAAATATCTGGGATTTGAAACTGTTCCTAATTGTGCTGCCCATGCTCTCTCAGATGGAACAGAAAATGTGCATCTTTTATATGCTTCTGAATTAAGTACAATATTCAATGCAGCTTGATCAGGACCACCTCCTCCATCAATATAACCAGGCATTCCATTACAAATAAGGTAAATATTCAAACATAAATCGATAAAATAATTTGGACTACCAGCAATAACTCCAGCATTATGAATAATTTCATTTTTATATTCTTCATACACAATTTCACCAAATGCTTTTTTCATATTATTTTTACCCCAATCTTCATCACAATACATTATTGATTCTTGACTTGCTAGAATACCATCTTTGTAATTCTTATCAAGCCAATCAGATGGATTTGATTGAAATATTACATCTTTTACATCTGTGGAAATTATGTAGCGGATATCCCTTTTATCAGCAAGGAAATACCACATGTGAAGAAATCTTTCGACTACAACAGAAAAATCTTTTTTTGGATATTCAAGTGTTTTTTTCTCGTCATTATTTTTAAATCCGAAAATTGTATATCCACGTTTAGTTATTTCTTCACATGTATCATAATCAATATTATAACATATTAATATTTTATGCCCGCTAAATCCTGATCTATCAAGAGAATTTACCCAACATTTTATCTTATCAAAATCATAATTAGTTATACTTCCAACCACAATATCTTTCATAAAAAACTCCAATAATTATTTGTTATAGTCTTTGAATTTCTTTACCTTCTTTTGTCCGGGGGTATCTCTTATATATGAATTAACTAATGTATCAGTACCATCTTGTCCAGCACCTGCTTTAGGTAAAATATCAGGGCTAACTACTTCATTTACCATTGCAGCAAGTCTCTTTGGCTCAACACCATCAAAACTTTGTGCTATTCTTGCTGCATAATAATATATATCATGTTTATTATCTTTTTTTCTTGCTAAAACATCTTTCAATGCAGCTAAAGCCTTTTTATACTTAGTTCTATATAAAACTTTTCCTAGTAATCCGTAATCTTCCTTTAACATTTTATACTCTAGTTAAATTTAGTAATTTTTGTATTTGTGCTTCTATTGTAGTTTTACGATTGGGCCATTTAATAATGGGTTGATCTGATGTTTTTAATAATTTAGTCAAAAACGGAAGAATTAATTTTTCAACTTGTTGTAATCTTGATTTATATTCTTCAACTGTTTCATCTTTTTCTGCGATTACACTATTATATTCTTCTTCATCAGTAGCAGTAAATCCAAAATCAGAATCACCATATTCTTTAAGTATTTTATCTATATCAAATTTTCTTTCCATTTTATTTATTCCATGCTTTTGCAGCATTAAAATTCTGTTGACTAAACTCTAATCTATCTACCAATTTCAATGCACCTCCAGTTAGTTTTGATACAGCAACAAATCCTTCTGGTGCTGTAATTCTAAATCCATCGTCAGTTCTTATAAAAGTTTTAGTAACTTGTTCCATTTGTTCTAGTTTACGAATAATCATAAGTTTTGCTTGAACTAATTTATTCTGTAAATCAAAAATTAATTTTAATTGATTAGAATTTTGACGATAGAATCTCATTACTTCATTCTTTTCTTTCAATCGTTTTTCTTTTGTATCATGTTTTTTGGCTGAAAGAATTTCTTTATTTAGTCTATCTTCAACCCATTTTATTAATTCATAAGTATGTTGTTTAGTATTCTTTATTTCTTCACCAGCACGTACTTTACTATTATAAAATGTTTTTATCTGTAACTTATAAACTTCACTTGCTGCAATTCTATTTAAAGTCATTGCATTAATTTGATTAAATAATTTACCAGCTTCTGAAAGAATTCCAGTTATTTCATTTGTCTCTGATTGTGTAAATGATGCAGTTCCAGATGCATCAATAAATGAAGCATCACGGAACCAAACATCTTTTGTTGGTTTTAATCTACCGATATCAACATTAAAAGAACTTTTCATATCAGAAATAGTTTTGCCTGTATATGATGTATGAAAGACAATACCCATTTCTGATGTTTGAATATTCTTTGCTAGTTTAGTATCAGAAGGAACTGCATATACAATTGTGTTAGGTTGAAATGTAACATAATCTTCATCATCAATTGTTTGTGACTGTATATCTGCTTTTGTGAACATCATGTCACCTTGCAGAATGCCATCAATACCAAGTTTAGGTAAATATCTTAATGCAATCTTTAGTTTATCATTTAGACCTTCACCAGGATGATTATTGTCTATATCATCATCAGTATAATTCAATTTTGCATTTTTAGCGAAAACGCTCTTGGTACCAACAAAAAATTTACCATTTTCTGGATTGATACCACAAATAATTGCTGGTGCACCATCCCATTTCGTTGTTGTGAATACTTTAGTGTCGGAATGACCAGCAAGCATATCACGCAATGATCGTAAAAAATTAATTGCATTTCTAGCGCCGGTTACACCAAGATTTAGAATATCATCTTCAATGTGTTCAAGATGGAC